GTGCCGCCAGCTAGTGGCAGTTTAGTAGCTATACTATTAGTAACCGTAGTAGAGAAGTTAGCATCATCACCAAGAGCAGCAGCTAACTCATTAAGAGTATCTAAGGCAGCAGGAGATGAATCAACTAGGTTTGAGATAGCTGTGTCTACATAAGTCTCTTGTGCATAGCGAGCATCACTAGCTACTTTAGTATAATGATCAGCTAAAGCAAAGGTACCAAAGGCTTGAATGTAAACTACGTCAGATACTGAAGCACCTACATCTAGTACAACACTTAAACCATTGGTAGCTGTATAGTCTGTCGTAGCTAATAGAATACCGTTAAGGTAGACATCAACATATCCAGCATCGTATGTAGCAGAAAAAGTTGTCTGACCTGCTGTAGCAATGTGCTGAACTGAGTTCTCTACACCATTCACAGAAGAACCAGCATTAGCCCAACTAGCACCGTTGTATACTTTCATTATGTCATTAGTAGTATCAAACCAAAGATCACCCACTGAAGGTGAGCTAGGTGCTGACGCCTGTGAGACATACTGACCTTGGAATGAAGCTACGGATGTATTGACACCAGAGGCGCTAGAAGCTGCGTTAGTAGCTGAGGTAGCTGCTTGGCTTGCTTTAGTAGTTGCTATACCAGCCTGTGTAGTTGCTGTAGCTGCCTTAGTCGTAGCTGTAGATGCCGAAGAGGCTGCATTCGTTTCCGAAGTGGCTGCTGCGTTCTTAGATGAAAGAGCCTCGCTTGCTTTAGTAGTTGCTGTGGAAGCTGAACCTGAAGCACTTGACGCGGAGCTTGCACTTGCAGACGCACTATTAGACGCATTCGTCTCAGAGATAGCTGCATCGTCTTCACTTGACTGTGCTGAAGTAGCACTTGAAGATGCACTAGAAGCTGAGGAAGATGCTTCGCTTGCTTTAGTAGTAGCTGTAGAAGCTGAGTTAGTTGCACTAGTTGCTTTAGTCGTTGCTGTAGTCGCGCTGGTTGAGGCATTAGCTGCTTGGGTCGAAGCTGTAGTCGCGCTAGCCGCTGCTGCGTTCTTAGAAGCAGTAGATGTGTTTGCTTGTGTAGTAGCCGTGGCTGCTGAGTTAGATGAACTTGTAGCAGATGCAGAACTGGCAGAAGCACTTGAAGCTGCTGCTGAGGCACTAGAAGCTGCACCTGTTTCTGAGATAGCTGCATCATCTTCACTTGACTGTGCATCACTAGCACTAGAAGACGCACTAGTAGCTGAGGAGGAAGCACTTGAGGCCGAAGCTGTAGCAGATGACTGACTAGCTGAGGCGGCATTCTGAGATACTAATGCTGCTGCTTGTGCGGTCTCTGAGTGTACTTCGGCTAGCTCTGCGGCTACTTTAGCTGTCTCTGCATTGGTCTCTGCGGTCTCTGCATGAGTCTCTGCAAGCTCAGCATTGGTCTCCGCTGTCTCAGCGTTGGTCTCTGCGGTCTCTGCGTGGGTCTCTGCAAGCTCTGCTGCTACTTGAGCTGTCTGTGCTGCTGAGGCACTAGAGGCTGCTGCTGAGGCACTAGAGGCTGCATTAGAGGCATTAGTGCCTGAGGTTGTGACATCGTTGCCTGTGGCTATACGATCAAGACCAGTCTGTACTTTATCTGCTTCTGCACTAACTACGTCTGCGTGTGTAAGAACTACATCAGCGTTTGTTAATGCTAAGTTGGAAGCTACTTCCGCTCTGTCTGCTTCTGCTGATACTACGTCAGCATTGGTAGCTACTCGGTCAAGCCCTGTTTGTACTTTATCTGCTTCTGCACTAACTACATCAGCGTGAGTAAGTACTACGTCAGCGTTAGTGGTTACTACATCAGCGTGAGTAGTTACTACATCAGCATTGGTGAGGACTACATCAGCGTTTGTGGTTACTACGTCAGCATTGGTAGCTACACGGTCTAAACCAGTCTGTACTTTATCTGCTTCTGCTAACACTACGTCAGCATTAGTAGCAACACGGTCTAAGCCTGTTTGTACCTTGTCTGCTTCTGCGCTAACTACATCGGCGTTTGTGCTAACTACATCAGCAGCCGTGGAGGCCTTGTCAGCGGTGGTTATCACCACATCAGCGTTTGTAGTAACTACATCGGCGTTTGTGCTAACTACATCAGCATTAGTCAATACTAGGTCTGCTGCTGCCGCTGAGGCACTTGCAGAGGCGTTAGACTCCGATACTAGAACACTAGCTGCCGAAGCTGCTGATGCTGTAGCTGAACTGGCTGAGGCACCTGAAGATGCTAGTGAAGCAGACGCGCTAGACGCAGCTTCAGACGCTTTAGTCGTAGCTGTAGACGCACTTGAAGCGGCACTGGATTCAGAATTGCTTGCGTTCGTTTCGCTCGTTGAAGAAGCATTCTCACTTGATAAGGCGTTAGATTCTGATGATGCTGCTGCTGATGCTGAGGTGCCTGCATTAGTTTCACTTGTTCCTGCGTTAGTTTCTGAAGTTGCTGCGTTGGTTTTGGATGTTAAAGCACTAGCTGCTTCTGACGCTGAAGATGATGCAGAAGAAGATGATGCTGAGGCACTAGCGGCTGAGTTAGCAGCACTAGTTTCTGAAGCTGTAGCTGAGTTAGCTGAGTTAGTTGCGCTCACTGAAGAGGCGTTTTGAGAGGCTAAAGCATCAACTGCTGAAGCATTGGCATTAGTTGCCTGTTGGGTTACTGCGTTCAACGAAGAGTCTTGTGTTGAGTCTCCTGAGCCGCCTGTTCCACGAAATATGGCCATGTTTTACCACCGTTGTTAAATCAAAAGAAAAAAAGGGAGACTAGAGCAGTTTTAAGTACTCTAGTCTCCCTCAGTGGTTAGTTATATTTAACCGTTAACTGCCATTACAAAGCCAGTCTCTGGGCGCAATACCTGAGTACCGTACAAACGGTCAGCAGTGTACAAAGTTCCTAAGAACTCTTGCTTGTACTGTGTTTGAGAGCGTACACCCTGTTGCTCAGCCAAGACCATAGTGTCTTTGTGACCCAATAGAGCACCACGGATAGCACCGCCACCAGAAGCAGCGTTCTCAGCAGCAGTCTCAAGAGTAGGACAGTTAGTAGACACATAGATGTCGATACCGTACAACTCACCGATCTTACCATTAACAACACCTTGGCCGTTAACGAAGTCACTAGAAACATAACGATCAACACCCATGATTGCATTACGCATTGAAGGTGGAATCACTAAGAAGCGTCCGTCCATTGGGGTGTCGGCATCGTCCATCTTCTGAACCATGTCACGTAGGAAGCTGTCAGCGAATACGTCAGCAGCAACAACAGTGTCAGCAGTGTAAGCTGAGGTGCCGTTAGCAGCATCGTTGTAGAAGGCAGCACTTGTGTGCCAGCTAGAACCATTACCATCACCAAACTTCTTACCTAGGCCGAATAGATCGCTGTCTACTTGCTTGCCTAATGCGTAGCCTGCATCACCAGTATAGAACTGACGTAGGGAAGCTAAAGCTTGTACGTTAGTGATATCTTCGATCATACGGGAATATTCAAAGTGCTGGTCAATAGTAACTAGTACTTCTGACTCAGTAGCGTTCTGAATAGTTACTGCTGTGTTCTCTGCTTTAGCAGAAGCAACGCCACGGGTAGGCTTAGGGATATGGATAGTATCGCCTTTCTTACCTTGCATTGCAATTTTCTTAGTTAAAGGAGCAAGTACAAGAGACTTCTCGTATGCTGCAATTACTTCGTCAGACCAAATCTCTGGGATGAAACTTGCTGCTGAAGTGTTATCTACCATACCGCCAGTTGCTGGATATACTGAAGTAGCCATGTTTAATTTCTCTCTATTTTGTAGTGTGTAAGGTTATTTGACCCGTTTCTCAGCGTATGCCTGTTGGATATCGTCTGAAAGTGCTAAGTAGCGTTCTGGGTCTGTTTTCATTAGTTTAATAATATCAGCTCGTCTATAGATCTTTTTGGAAGTACTTGAATCTGGGTTACCGCGTGTGTAACCATTAGATCCTTCCCTGACAGCCTTCTGTCTTCCTTCTTTCTCAGCCTGAATAGTTTGATTGATTACACCAGAGCGATCTTTCCATAAGGAGAAGAGCTCATTAGCTGCCTCGGTATCAAAGTGCTGATCTGCCGCCACAAACATCCGAGTACGTATCTTAGAGGCTTGAATCCACTCAGCAAACTTAGGATCGCTTACGATCTCTGGGATGTCTGGATGATCTTCTTTAAGCAGAGCCATTGAGGTTTGCTTTTGATAAGCTCTCGTTGATTCTTGTGCTGCCTTTACGGACGGGTGGTTGTCGATTGCGCGACTAATTGCTTTCTCAGGATCAGAATAGAAATCTATATCTTCATCTGGTTCGATCTTAGCTGTAGGAGCTTGATCGTGGAGTTGTGTGTTGATATAACTATCGACTACATTACGTAGATCACCTACTTCAGAAGACTGACGACCTAATAGCTTTTCAGCTTCTTGGTGCATCCTAACTACATCTTCAAGTGACTTACCATTGTACTTGTCTGGGATTGCCGCAGGTTCATTAGAAGGCTCAGGGTTAGCCTGTGGGGCTTCCTGTGCTACTTGTGACTCTGTAGACATATCATCTAAGCTATCAAAACGCTCACTTAATTCCTCATTTTCGAGGATAA